ATTCAACCATACGTTTCTAACAAATTTGCTACCGCTACAGGTGTGTATGCAACGATGGCTGCTATTACTTCAGCAACTCGTGGCACTGCAACATTTGTAGGCACACAGTTAGATTACGCTTATGGCACATTACAAGACGTTCAAAATATTCAACCTGGTCAACAGCCTACATGGTTTAGCCAGATTGTTGTGACATTGAAGATTACTAATACCAGCTTGACCGCTCCTACATCTGGTCAAATTGCTGTTACATTGAAATATGCACAACAAGATATGAACATTGGTAATGCGACAACTTACCCATACGGTAACTTTGACTAATTAATCCTCTTGGGGAACTACGGTTCCCCTTTTTTAAAACTTAGGAGATTAATATGGCACAAAGCCCAAGTGGAATACCAAGCACCAATAACTCGGTGCAGTCGATTAGCCGTCAGGCTAAGTATGAGCCATTTGATTTGCAAGTATCACGCAACCAAATTACTGGTCATACACCTGTAAATATTTTTGGTTATGGAACGACTGGCACAACTGCTGGTTTATTTGTAACCATGTGGGAAAACTCGTCCACCACCAATTATATATTCCCAGTAGCAGCACAAGTAATGTATGTTGCAAGTACAGTAAACGGTGACTCTGGTGCTTTGATTCAAGTTACTGGATTGGATGCAAACTACAACCCAATATCTGAGATTGTTGCTTTAGGTGGCACTTCTGGTACAGGCGTAGCAACTGTTAAATCATATTATCGTATCAACAACATTTCCGTAGCTTTGGCTAGTACAGTACAACCCACTGGCGTAATTACTATTCAAAACCAAGCTGCAACATCTGGTGCTGTTGAGTATGCACAGATCAATACAACTACTTACAACGGTAGCACTATCAGTATTGGCACATCCCAAATGTCTGTTTATACGGTTCCAGCAAACGCCACTTTGCAATTGACAAGATTTACTGCAAATAGTTCGTTTACTGGTAATACTGCAAACTACTGCACATATAGGGCTGTAGCTCAATATCCATCTGTATTAAATTCATCTGCCACGCTAGTGCGTAGAGTAGTTTTAAATACACCATTTGTGCAACAATTTAATATCCAACGCACTTTCCCATTTGCTTATCCAGCTGGCACGGATGTTCAATGGCAAATTGCCCCTAGTGGTACTGTTGCTTGTACTGTAGGTATTAACATTGGTGGTGTTTTGATTGATAGTGGTAGCTAATTATGGCAAAGACACCAGCTTGGCAACGATCAGAGGGTAAAAACCCTAGTGGTGGTTTAAATGCCAAGGGCAGAGCTTCTTATAACAAAGAGCATGGTGCTCATTTAAAAGCACCACAGCCAGAAGGTGGTAGCCGTAAAAAGTCTTTCTGTGCTCGCATGGAAGGCATGAAAAAACGATTAACCAGTTCGGAAACAGCCCATGATCCAAATAGTCGGATTAATAAATCTTTGAGAAAATGGAAATGTTAAATGTCCATATTCGAGATATTAACTGTATTAGCATATGTTTTAGGTGCTATCGTGAGCTTTATGCTTAAAGAGAAAGCTGATGAGCTTGCACGTCAAGGCATCCTTTTGAATAAGACTCGTGAGGAGATAGCTCGTGATTACATTACTAAAATTGAAGTGCGTAATGATATGGACCAAATTATCAACCGCTTTGACCGCATTGAAGCAAAGCTTGACAGGTTTATTGAAGGACATAAATAATGCCAAGTAAGTCCAAACGACAGCATGATTTTATGGAGGCAGTAGCCCACAACAAGGCTTTTGCCAAAAAAGTAGGAGTTCCTCAATCGGTAGGTGAGGATTTTGCAAAAGCCGATAAAGGCAAACATTTTAAAAAAGGTGGAATCAACATGGCAACAAGAAAACGTAGTGTAAACCCAGCGATGGCTATGATGGCAGCTCGTGCCATGCCAACTCCAGCAGCTGCTCCAATGGCACCTCCAGCAGGTCCTATGGCTGGTGGCATGAAACATGGTGGCTTGTCTAAAGAACATCACAAACATTTAGCTCATCACCATTTAGCGATGGCTGAACACCATATGAAAGAGCATGAAGGTCATCACACTAAAAAGATGGCTAAAGGTGGTCATGCTCATGCTGAAAAAGAACACGAAATGCATCAAGCTAAAGAACTTCGTAAACTTGCTAAAGAAGAAGAGCACGAAGCAGCTGGTATGCGTCATGGTGGCAAAGCCCATATGAAGAAATATGCAATGGGTGGTGCTATTAAACGTGAAGCCAGCACAGAGCCTCGTGGTCATATGAAAGAAAAAGAAACTATGGGTCCTCGTGGCATGAAGCATGATGTTGAAGCTGGTTCTAACAAACACGGTAAATTTGGTGAGTCTAAAGACCAAAAACGTGGTCATACTGAAGATCGCAAACCAAAGATGCATAACGATGGTGACAACACTATTGGCACATCTGGTTCTATTTCTGGTAAAAAACATGGTGGTCATATTAAGAAAATGGCTCATGGTGGTTCTACATCTAGCCGTGCTGATGGCATTGCTAAACGTGGTCATACAAAAACCAAATACTGTTAATTAGGAGAAATCTATGTCACACGGACACAAAAAACATCACGAACATATTGAGCATCATTTGAAAGAACATGATGGTGGTCATGCTCATGGCGGTCATATCCATAAACATCACGCTCACGAAAAGCATTTGAAAGAGCATGATGGCGGTATGCATGGTCACAAACATCACCACGAGCACGTTGAAGCAATGTGCGGTGGCGGTCACGCTCATAAGTAATGAGAGCCAGCCGAGGGATGGGAGCAGTTAACCCATCTAAGATGCCACGCAAAAAGATTATCCAGAGAAAGGATAATCCTGATGCTGTTGAGTTTTATGCCAAAGGTGGGCAAGTTTGGGATAAACCAAGACCAAAAGACCTTGGGAAACCAAAGAAATTGTCTTCAGCTAAAAAAGCTAGTGCGAAAGCAATGGCTAAAGCAGCTGGAAGACCTTATCCTAATTTAGTCGATAACTTACGAGCTGCAAGGAAGAAAAAATGAACTTATTTGAAAAAGTAGTAAATTATGTAAAAAGTGCTGGTCATGCAATGGAAGGTGAAGAGCACAAATTATTAAATGAATTTGCTGCTTATTTGGCTAGTGAAAAAGTAGCTTTGGGATTCTCAGATTCCCCAGTGGTAACATCTTTTGCTGCTTCTTTAGTTCCAGCATCAGAACCTGTACAAGTTGCTCCCGTAGCTGAAGCATCTCCTGCTGTTGAAGCTGCTCCTGTAGAAGCACCAGCCAGCGTAACTATCAATGTTGAAGAACCAGCATCTGCAACCGTTGAAGTTACTGCTCCCGTTGATCCAGAACAAAATGTTGCGAGTTAATCATGGCAGAAAAATGGATTCAACACGCTATCAAAAAAGCTGGTGCGTTGCGTAAGGCTTTGGGAGTAAAAGAAGGACATACTATTCCTGAGAAAAAACTGGCTGCTGCTGCTAAAAAACCTGGCAAGCTAGGTCAACGTGCTCGTTTAGCAGAAACTCTTAAAGGCTTTAAGCATAAATAATGGCTACTTCAGGGACATCCGTATTTGACCTAAACATGAACGATCTCATTGAAGAGGCGTTTGAGAGGTGCGGTGTCGAACTTAGAACTGGTTATGATTTTAGGACAGCTAGACGGTCTTTAAATCTTTTAACCGTTGAATGGGCAAATCGTGGAATTAACCTTTGGACTATCCAAGAAGGTCAAATTCCTATGGTTACTGGACAGATTACCTACCCTTTGCCAATAGATACCATCGACTTATTGAGCCAAGTTATCCGAACTGGTACTTTGCAAAACCAGATAGATATTAATATTAGTCGCATTTCCGAGGACACCTACTCGACTTTGCCTAATAAATTGGCTCAAGGAAGACCTATTCAAGTATGGATTAACCGCCAGTCTGGACAAAACAATCCTACCAATTACACCTTATACGGTAATGGATCAACCACTGGTATTAGTGCTACCGACACTACTATTCAGTTAAATCAATCTGACTTAACAGGTTTAGCAGCCACTGGCTACATCCAGATAGACAATGAGATTATTTACTACCCAAATGTCTCTACAACGGCTCCACAGATGTTAAATTGCTATCGTGGTCAGAATGGTACTACCCCAGCTGCTCATGCGACTGGAGCTTCGATTAGCGTGGTCAATCTGCCTTGTATTAACGTCTGGCCCACTCCAAACTCTCCAGGCAGCCAATACACTTTTGTTTACTGGCGTATGCGTAGGATTCAGGATGCTGGCACTGGTATTAATACCAATGACATTCCATTTAGATTCATCCCATGCATGGTGGCTGGACTAGCGTTTTACTTGTCTTCCAAAATCCCTGGGGTAGATCCTAATCGTATTCCAATGCTCAAAGCTGAGTACATGGAACAATGGGATTTAGCTTCCCAAGAAGATAGGGAAAAAGCAGCTATTCGTTTTGTTCCTAGGATGTCTTTTTACGGAGGTCATGGAAGATAATGCCTACCCCTGAAGAACAAAAAGCTATAGATGAAGCTTCTAAAATGGCTCAAGAACACAGAGCTAAAGTAGATGCTGAACGTGATCGTACCTATGCTGAAAGATTAAAGGACATGGGGTATTACGATAAAACACCTAAAGGCAGTTCTCCTAAAGGCGGTGGCGGTGCTGGTTATGTTCCAGGATCTAATAATCCATTTAACCCAGACAGTCCATTAAACCGCAAAAAAGGCGGTGTTATTCGAGGTCATGGCATAGAAAGAAAAGGTCGTACAAAAGGTAGGTTCGTCTAATGCCAAATAAGTATTCATCTGGCAAATGGGCAATAGCACAATGTGATCGTTGTGGTTTTCGATATATGCTCAAAGAATTGAAAAAAGAGGTTATTAAAACCAAACTTTTTAATATCAAAGTATGTCCTGAGTGTTGGGATCCAGATCAACCACAGTTAAGTCTTGGTTTATATCCTGTGAATGATCCGCAAGCTGTACGGGAGCCACGCCCAGATGTCAGTTATTACGCTGGTGGAACATCAGGATTGATGACAAATCCTTATGATCCAAATGCGTTTAACGTGGATAATTTAGGTTATCCAAGCGATGGTAGTAGGCAGATTCAGTGGGGTTGGAATCCCGTAGGTGGAGCAAGTTATTTTGATAGTTATTTAACGCCAAATTCCTTGCTTCCTGTTATAACAATCGGTACAGTAACCATTACAACAACTTAGGAGTTTAAAATGGACAAGAAGCAAGTAACTAAGATTGCAGATAAAGAAGCAAAAAAAGAAGTTCATAAACATGAACATCATATGCACCCAGGTATGAAGCCTACTAAAATGGCTAAAGGTGGAGTAACTGGTAAAGCTATGAAAGCGGTAGGTCGCAACATGGCTCGTGCAATGAACCAAAAATCTTCTGGAAGAGGTCGTTAATATGGCATACGATAAATCAGTAAAAGCAACCAAAAAGAATAGCCCAGCTGTTCATACTGGTCATGCTAAAAATGACAAACCAGCCTCTGACTATGCTGCTCCGCATACTATGTCTGGCAAAAAATACACAGTAGAGAGCTTCCAAGCGATGGAAGATGATATTCCATATGCAACTACTAAATCTGTAAAAGATGCAGATCTGCGTGATCCTATTCCTAACGGTGTTAGCTATGGCACAACCAAAGAGCCAAAAACGTCTGGCATTGAAATGCGTGGAGCTGGTGCAGCTACTAAAGGTCGTATGTCTAGAGGTCCGATGGCTTAAGTGTAAACCCTATGAATTACGAACAGTTATATAACAATATCCAGTCTTACGCTGAGAACACCGAACAGTTGTTCGTGGCAAATATTCCAGTCTTTGTAATGGAGGCTGAAGAACGTATATATAACTCAGTTCAATTACCATCGTTGCGTAAAAATGTTATTGGAACCATGACATCTGGAAATAGTTATTTGTCTTGTCCTATAGATTATTTATCAACATATTCGTTGGCTGTAATTGATTCATCAGGTAATTACAGTTATCTATTAAACAAAGACGTTAACTTTATTAG